CTTGAGCTGATCAGGGATCGGGAGGCCGAGCACACGGAACTTGTACGGAACCTCGCCATCTGACACCAGCTTGGCCAAACCCTTCATCTGCTCATTGAGCTTCTTCCGCTTGGACTTGGACAGATCCTCATAGTAGTCCTCCTCCTCGGCATTCAGCGACAGGGCGGGCGATTCGTCCTCTTCCTTCTCCTTGCGATGCTTACGCCGACCACCGACCATCCCCCGCTCAGGGCGAACATACTTGTCCATGAGGTGGGCGATGAACTCCTCTTCCTCCTCTTCCGAATTCTCCTCTTCTTCCTCAGATTCCTCAATATCAATTCGGCTTGCCCCCTTGCCACCTGCGAAGGAGTGGATGTGGAGCTTGACGGACACCTTGGCTCCCTTGGGGAGCTTGAGAGTCTGTTCCTCTTCTTCCTCAGATTCCTCGTCTTCCTCCTCGTCTTCATCTTCTTCCTCGCTCTCATCTTCGCTTTCCTCGGGCGCCTCATAGTCGGAGTCCTCCTCTTCAGAGTCAATGTCTTCAGTTTTGGTCTTAAGTGTGTCGTCATCTACCCAAACAACGGGTGCATTTCGCTTACGAAGGTTGTAACGGTTGGGTGGCATCCTTGCTGCCTCCTAGGATAAAAAACAAAGTAACTTCCATTTTAACAATGGAGGACATCGAGCATCTTGTCCGAGAGCTCGAAGAAGAGAACAATCGAGTCGCAGCGGCGGACCCTGGGATAAAAACGAGTCTGGCGATTGTTGAGAAGTTTTTGAAGAACCACCCAGTTCTTTGTTATGGTGGAACCGCCATCAACAACCTATTGCCAGAGAAGGATCGTTTTTACAACCCTGAGACGGAGGTTCCGGATTATGACTTTTTTAGCAAGACCCCTCAAGAGCATTCGGTGATCATTGCCAACCAATTGGTCGCCCATGGACTGAAGAACGTTGAGGTGAAGCCAGGGATGCACATTGGAACCTTCAAGGTGTTTGCAGATTTCACGGGTGTCGCTGATATTACCCAGTTAAGTGAGGACGTCTTTGACCGCCTGTGGAAGGAGGACGTGGTTCGTGCCGGGATTCACTATGTGCCTCCGAACTTTCTTCGGATGTCCATGTATCTGGAGCTGTCTCGTCCGCGTGGCGACGTATCTCGTTGGGAGAAGGTCTATAAGCGTCTTCAACTTCTGAACAAGGCGCATCCAGTGTCATGTCCTAAGGAGACAGCCGATAAGCATGTTGAAATTACTCCTACTCAGCGCAAACAGATTGAGAACATGTTGAAGAACGAGCCGGTTGTCTTACTCGGCGTGACGTCCTCCGAGATTCACATGAAGGAAAAGTGGACAACGCCTATCGCATTATTGGCTGACAAGGACGTGATCGAGCGTCTTACAAAGGGGGAAGAGGTCGCAGTGGACGAGGAAAACGATATCCTGCCCAAGCGTACAACGGTTCTCATTGATGGCAAGAAGGACTTCATTCGGTTCTACGAAACAACCGCCTGTCATAGCTTTCATACCATGACGAACGGAATCCGGGTTGCAAGTATTCCAACTACACTTCAGTTTTTCTTTGCGTATCTGTATTCGGGTGCTCATGAAAAGAACGCAGCGAGTCTTTTGTGTATTGCCCAGCGTCTTGTGGACATTGCGAACTCAAAGCCGAAACGCAGGTTTTCTATTTTGACTCCCAAGGATTGCCTTGGAAAGCAAGAGAGCTTTACGGAGATGAAACGTGAGAAGGCAGATTTATATGCAGACCTGTCCAAGGACAAGTCGTCGGCCGAGTTTCTTGAGTACTTTTTTAGCTATAACCCGACAGATACTGTGGCAAATAAGAAGAAGCTGCTGTCGGCGCTTCGGAAGACTAAGAAGAACCGAAAGACTCTTAGCTCCGAAACGCAAGAATTGTCGCAGAACTAGTTGTCAATGGTTGATACGGGAGACCAGCGCAGGTAGCACAGCCCTCTTTGCGACCCTGAAGAAACTGGAGGAAGTAATCAGATCCAGGCGGGGCACGATTACGGAACGCAGTGGGATTTGTTGGGCTAAACATCCTAAATACACCCTGCACACGAATTTGTGCAACGACATCGGATGTCTCGCGAAGGCGCATTCCCTGAATTCCCGAAAGGGTTGAACTATTTTGACCGCCAGAACTCATTGTTTTTGACCGAGAATTTAAACGCGACCCGTGTACCATGACATGTCAAAATATTGCGGGGCTGCCGGTGCAACCTGCAGTGAGTCTGCAGGAACTGTCTTTGAGAGAGCATCTATTTCAGATGCGGTCAAAGAACGAGAGCTGTAGGTGAGACCAGAGAGAACGCCATCCCAGCCAACCGTATCAGATCCTAACATAACCGACTTGTTGTTCTGCTTGGGCGTCTGTGCAAGGGTGTGGTGCTGACGGATCACGCCGTTGATGTAGACGTCAACTGAATCCTGGTCTACAACCAGACCAAAATGCACCCACTTCCTTGCCGGGAGATTTGAGATGAGGATACTCTCCTGCGATCCATACGTGTCAACAACCACTAAGATACCGTTAGATGTGCTATCAAGATAGAGTCCGGGACAGTCGCCCTTGGAGAAGATCAGGCGCTTCTGTCCATAGTTGAACGTGAAATCGTTAAAGAGGAGCCAACCCGCGTACGTAAAGGTGGCGCCCTCCGACTGATTGAACGACCGAGGAAGTGTTCCAGGTGCGGTTCGCTGTGTCTTCCCGGACATAGAACCCTCTACCAGGCGAACAGTTCCAGGATCAGACGGCGTATTGGTGGCCGTCACTCGCCAGATAATAAGTCCAATGATTGTTAGGGCAACAAGGATGCCTACAATTGTGAACACACCCATTGCTTTCTACTTAGAAACAAAGCCCTTCCCAGTCAACCGAAATCCCTTCATCCTTGCGTTGGTTTTTTCAGATATCGATGGCTTGGCAGGTTTCCAGACACTTTTGAGCATCTCCATATAGCTAGACTTCTTTTGAAATTCAAGTGAGCGAGGATCAAGCCTGCGAGATCCAAGCTGATAGATATAATGAATTCGCGAACCATCGGACCGATACTCGTTTTTCATAAATCCAGTTTGGGCCAACCGAATCGTCCAATCCAGATCTTCGCCTTGAATAGCGTCGTTAAAAGGAACAAACTTTGCAATATCAGCCATCATTACGTTAAGATGATTGGGTGGCCGCAAAAAGACCTCACCAATGGCCAATGGTGATTCAAGCGTGTTCTCAACGCTATGTGTGAACGTATATTCAGCTATCTGTCCGCGCAAACGGCAGACATGAAACTTACCCGTAATACACGCGAGTGCATCTTCAAAATAGGCATCTGTCACGCCGTCGTCATCATCAATGAATGACATATACTTACCACGTGCACGTTGTAGGAGTTCCTGTCGCTTTTTGCCAATACTTTTTTCACGATTATCTCGGGCGATACAAAATTCAATCCTAAGGCTGGGACAAATTCGGTCTTTTCTTTCATTGATTGAGGTCATAAGCCTATTGAAGGTTCCAACGCGTTCATCTAATGTCGGTATCAGGATCGACCAATCATATTCATAGGTCTTGCGATTTATATAGTTCTCCATATCCGCACTCCAGAACTGTTGATTTCGGTTATACAGTTCGTCCATTCGTTCAGGGAATCCTGTTCCAGGGTGTTCGTGCCGTATGAGGACATCTTCCACATAAGAACACTTGGAGGCAAGTGGACCCGTACATAGGTCGGTAAATTCAGTATCACAGAAGAGGCTCTTGTAGGAAGAGTGGTAGATGTATCCAATTGAGTTGTACATTGTCCGACCAAGAATCGAAATTGTATTTAACACATGCTCTTGTGTCCCATCGTTTACCCATACAATGCCATCTGTGTTAGACGGCATTCTTGAACGGATGATATCATCATATCCTTTGACCCTGGGAATCATATCATCGGAAACTAAGACAATAATATCCCATTCCCATTCAATTTTATCTATATCAGCATTCACAGCTTCAATTTTTGAGGAGTTATTGCTGTAAAAGATATTGACCCAGGCTACTGGGAGACGTCTAATATGATAGTCCACATTGGGATCGCGCATAGTTGCATCATCTGTATCACATGACAGGCAGATCCCAATGAGGTCGGGTTTGTTTGCAAGTTCCACATATTTACGAAGTGTCTGAATGACTCGTTTTGGCCTCGACCGTGTTGGGCACTTGAGTAGAATCTTCATTAGTCTTTAGTCTTTAGAAGGAGTAATTTGAAACCTCTTTGCCCGAGGCATCCTTGACGCCAAACGTATACGTATATCCAAAGAGAGTCACTTCCGACCCCTTCGCAGTCGTGCTTGACGACGGCTGAGCAAACGAAGCGCAGTTGGTTCCGGCGCTAAAGAAGGCAGCCGCATCCACGGGTCCAAGCATATTCGGGTAGGCGCGAACGCCGCACACATATCCAGAGAAGCCACCCCCTGCACCGACCGTGATATCTCCAGCTGCCGGACGAGGGACGCCGGGCAGAACACACGACTTCACGAGCTTTCCATTGATGTACACATCAAGGTTGCGCTGGAAGACCGTTGCGGAGACCGAGAACCATGTCTGGAGCGGAACGTTCTCAACGGTGCAGGTAAAGACATCGCCTGTGGCATTGGTATCGTTGGATCCCGACGGATTCGAACGACCGGCCCGATTGGACGAGTTTCCGTAAATAGACACAGCCACCTGGAGGCTGTTATCCGTGGGGTGAAGAGTGATCTTGGGGTTGAACGTAGACTTATTTGCAGCGTCCGTCCGCATCAGCACACCCTTTTCTTTTCCAAACTTGTAGTCCCAATCTCTGATAAACATCCAGAACTGAACACCGTTATCGGATCCAGACGCGAGTGGGGCATTTGCTGCTGGAATTACGGTTGATGTTTTTCCGTCTAGAGGCGTTGGAGCTTGATCTGGAACAACCGAGGGGCCCATAATGGTGGACTCTGGTTTGCCATTTGCCCTCGCAATCGCATTATAGGCAAACAACCCTGCGAAGAATAGAAGCGTGAGTCCCACAATCACAACAAGCGCCTTTGCTATCACGCTCATTCCATTGAATGAGGATGCGGCAGCCGCCACGGGTGCAGGTGTGGGCGGAGCTGTAAGCATTGACGGGCCCATACTCGGTCCGTACAACGGAGTTGTTGGTTTTGACGAAAAGAGTCCCATTTGTTTATCGCTTACAAAGGAAGTTGAGTAAAGACACAATGGAAAAACGGATAGGTCCGCCAGTAAGAACACCAGTAGCAATGTACTGCAACAATTGCGGTGGAAAAGGTCATCTATTTCGTATGTGTACAGATCCCGTTCTGTCATGCGGGATCGTTCTGCTCGACAGCTCAAGTCTTCCAATACGTCCTGAAACAACCCGGCTTCTCATGATACGGCGCAAGGACAGTATGAGTTTTGCCGAGTTTATGCGGGGAAAGTATGATCCCGACAATAACGAATACGTAGGCCGACTAATCGGAAACATGACAATAAAGGAGCAAAAAGCAATTACAACTGAGTCATTTGAAACTGTCTGGAGGAGCGTCTGGGGTGATGAACACCTTTCCTCTGACTTCGCAGCCTCTCAGCAGAAGTTTGCACAACTAAAGATTGCAGATATCGTAGCCAACAATCCGTCTCCCTACGAGGAGCCAGAATGGGGATTTCCTAAGGGACGCAGGATCCGAGGTGAGTCTGATGTGGACTGTGCACTGCGCGAGTTCACGGAAGAGACAAACATCCCTCGGGAATCCTACATTGTCTTGAAGAACATCCGGATTGAGGAAACGTTCATTGGACTCAACGGTGTCCGATACAAACACATCTACTTTATTGCGCTCCTGCAAAGGCCTGAGCTCTTAAACCTCATGCAGCGTTTTACACCCATGCAGCGCCGAGAGATTTCCGGCATTGAATGGAAGACATGGACTGAATGCGAGGGTCATATTCGCCCCCATCACGTTCAGCGGAAGGAGATGATGGATGATCTGCGATCCATTGTGGAGACATTTGAAACCGTATAAAGGGAAAGCGACAAAGAATGCAATGCTTACAATTATCACCCCGTGTGCCCGTCCAGAGAACCTGAAGCTCCTTGAGGAGTCTCTTGAGCTGGATCGCGTGAAGTGGCTAATTGTGTATGATACGAAGAATGGACCGTTCACACCTCGGTATAACCATCCAAATATCAGGGAGATTGGTCATCCAACTCCTCCGGGTGGACGCGCAGGACATGCACAGCGCAACGAAGGGATGAGCCATGTGGTTGAAGGCTTCATCTACTTTTTGGATGATGACACCGTGATGCATCCGGGATTCTGGAAGATCTTTCCATTGATGAAAGATGAAGAGCACTTCTACACCTTTGACCAACAGCGTTGGGATGAGTTTGTTGATGTTCCGGGTGGAATCTTCAAGGGCAATGTTCCCGCAGTCACGAAGATTGACAGTGCTCAATATGTGGTTCCCCGCCATATGTGTGGGTCATTTATTGAGGATGATTACCGTGCCGATGGATTTTTCATTGCCGAAGTAAACTGTAGCTTTCCCGGAGCACACACGTACTTTCCTACGGTGGCTTCCTATTACAACTTTCTTCGGAAGGGTTAGGACGTGAAGCGGAACCCTGCAAGGTACACCGTAATACAGTAGGCAACCACGCTCATTCCAAAGATCCAAACCCAAACGGGGAAGACAGTTGCTTCCCGATCGGTAACGCCAAACGGCCGAATCCCTCCGTCACGCCCAAAGGCGACGGATGGTTTCAGATAGAGAAAGGTCGCCATCAAGAAGAGATAGATGGTGACCATCCACATACGATGGTTTCGTCGGGTTAAATCCATTGTAATACCAGTGTAAAAAGTTCGGCACCAAACACAATGAGGGCAGCACCAACCTATGTGCTTCCAAACCGGAAGGCGTTCTCCGATTCTATCACCCGTATGTTCATCAAGTCTGACTACAGGGCGAAGGATAAGGACCCGCTGGATGAAGAGGATAAGAACATTGATCTCTGCACACAGCGGACAGGGACTGGACGCGAACTGTTTCCGTATCAGAAAATCATCCGAGACTACCTGAAGATTGAGACCCCGTATCGTGGCATTCTTGTGTATCACGGACTTGGATCTGGTAAGACGTGCTCGTCTATTGCAGTGGCTGAGTCCTTGCTGACTACGAGCAAGGTCTTTGTGATGGTTCCAGCTTCTCTTGAAAAGAACTACAAGGAGGAGCTGCAAAAGTGCGGCGATCCGATCTATGCCGTGGAGAACTTCTGGACTGTGAAGCCGATGTCCGATGAGGTCCGGGCTGAGGGGAAGAAGCTTGGTATTTCCGATAAGTTTATGGACAGGAACAATCGTATCTATACCACGACTTCTGGGAACGAACCGAACTTTGAGAGTCTTTCGACACAGGACAAGAAGGCTATCCGTGAGCAGATCAGTGACCTTCTTGAGCAGCGATTTACCTTTGTCCGCTACAATGGTCTGACGAGGACCAATATCCCCGAGTACACGAAGGAGGGTATGTATGACGATTCCGTGGTGATTATTGATGAGGCTCACAACTTGATTTCCCGTGTCATCAACGAGTCCGAGATTACCGGAAAGCTTTACGACGCAATCTACAACGCCAAGCGGTGCAAGGTCGTTGCCCTGTCCGGAACTCCGGTCATCAACTCTCCCAATGAAATTGCGTATATGATGAACCTTTTGCGTGGACCGATTGAGCGGATCACGATCCCCTTCAAGACTATTCCGACATGGGACGAGGAGCGCATCACTAAGGCATTCCGTGCAATCCCCGAAGTGGATACGATTGAGTTCAGCGCCTTGAAGAAGCACGTGATGGTTACTCGGAACCCACCTCAGTTCCGTTCAACCTACAACGGCGATGGTGATCGCGTAGCTGTGCAGTACATGAAAGACCTTCCGTTCGTTCCCCAGGCAGCTGACTGGGTTGGCTCCATCAAGAGCAAGGTGGAGATTGAGGTCGGAGGTGGCGAGATTTCCTCTGAACGCGTGACCACCGAACAGTTGACATGTCTGCCCACGGATTACGAGGAGTTCTCCAATCTGTTCTTGGATGGCCTGAATATCAAGAACCCCATGATGTTTCGCCGTCGTATCCAGGGACTGGTCTCGTATTTCAAGGGCGCTGATGAGCGTCTCCTTCCGCGTCGTATTGATCTGGAGCACACGCTGGAGAAGGTGGAGATGTCTACGGAACAATTCACTCGTTATCTGGAAGTCCGCTGGATTGAGATGAAGATTGACTCTCGTCGCGGCCGCTCTAAGCTGAATGAGAACCTCAGCACCTTCCGTGTCCCAACCCGCCTTGTGTGCGACTATGCCACGCCTCCGGACCTGCGCGTGGCTGAAGTCAATGCAGAGGGTATCTCGGAAGATAAGGCTCCGGACAACAACGAAGTTCTTAAGCGCATCAAGGGAAATCCGAACAAGTATCTCTCAGAGAAGGCGCTGGAGGCATTCAGTCCTAAGATGTTGGCGATCCTGAAGAACATCAAGAAGTCCCTGGGAAGCAATCAGTTCGTGTATTCTCAGTATCGTGCGCTGGAAGGTCTGGGCATTCTGTCGGCAATCTTAGATACGGCTGGATGGCAACGGTACAAGCTTGTTAAACAGGCGAACCAATGGGTGGAGGACCCTGATATGCTGGATGACCGCCCTGCATATACGTTCTACACGGGCGAGGAGAACGAGGAAGAGCGCGACTTGACCCGTCAGATCTTCAATGGTGTGTACTCCAAGAACTTCCCGGCATCCTTGAAGGAGAGTATTGCAAAGCGTCCCAAGAAGATCCTTCAACTGCTCATGGCATCTGCATCGGGTGCTGAGGGTATTACGTTGGCGAATGTGCGCCACGTTCACATCGTTGAGCCCCACTGGACGCCCGCTCGTCACGATCAGGTCATTGGCCGTGCAATCCGCATTTGCTCTCACGCTACGCTGCCCATGGAAGATCGGACGGTCAAGGTGAGCTTCTATATCTCGGTCTTTTCAGACAGCCAGAAGAAGACGCAGGAGGGTCCTAACATCACGCCCATTCGGCGAAACGACATGGTCATGAAGCGATACGAGGGAGATCCGGTGGAAACGTTCATGTCCACAGATGAGTACCTCTACGAAACGGCTTTCGAAAAGGAACGCATTAGTCAGCGAATTGCATTGTTGTTAAAAGAGTCGGCGATTGATTGCGAGATCCATCGGAAGCTTCATTCCAAGGAGAAGCCCGTGGTGTCCTGTATGCGATTTGACTCTACAACCACGGGAGAGGATCTGGCATTCAGACCGAACATTAAAAATGAAGAGTTGGATGAGACCGTGCTTCGCAATACGTCACGAAAGCACCGGCGTCTTCAGAAGGTTCTGGTAAAGGGAATGTCGCTGATTTTGGATCCCGATTCTAAGGAGATCTTTGATGGACCTGCATGGGATGATAACCAGCGCTTACTCCGAATGGGCGAGCTAGTCAGTCCTACTTCGATCCGGTTTCTGCTTTGACGTCCTCTAGCCAGGACGCGCACACTGAATCCCAGGTCTTGAACTCAAACGCCGCCGCAGCCGCCTTTTTCTCGGGAAGAGTCTTGATCGCAGTCTCCATTGCATCTGCTACCTTGACGTAGTCAAACCCAGGCGCCCAAAGACCCAAAGGCATTGTTCCTGAGAAATACGTACGATCCGAGGGCGGAATAAACGTACAGACGGTCTTATCCATGAATGCACGGTAGGTTCCAATATCCGTCACAATCTGAGGGGCGCCGGTGTAAAGATGCTCAATCTGACAGAGACCGAATCCCTCGCCGTCTGACACATTGATACCGATATCTGCTGCATTGTAGATCTCGTTGATCGATGCATCCGGAACAGGCTTCGCCGACGTATCCACCATCATGAGGCGCTTGGACAGTTCATTCGGATCCAGACCATGACGGACAAGCTCGGTCTGATAGATACGACTCACGTCGTAGTATGCGCCCTGCTGACCATTCAGACCCGTGACCACCATCATATGGTACGGCGTTTTAGGATCGCGACTCAGGAGCTCAACAAATCCCATAACCGCAAGATCATGACGCTTGCGCTGGGTATTGCGGTTTGCATTCACCATAAGGATTGCGTCGGGGGTCAGATTCATAGACGCCCGGATCGTTGTCCGCGCAGTGGGCGGAAGCTTTGAAAAGAAGGAGGTGTCCACTGCATTCTCCAGAACACGAATATCCGGGAACGCCCCATACTTGGCGTAGACATCTGCCCAGTACTTCGTAAAGCAGTAGATACGATCGGCATTCTTGTTCATCGTCTCAATCAGGGGCGGCGCAATTCCCTCGTAGACCTGGTCCACGTAGAGCCAGAGCTTGTAGGGCGACTCACCCTTCTTGAACTTCATTGCATCAATGAACCGGTGGATGATAAGCGGATCATTGTAGATCATCACGACATCCGGATTCACCATCTCCAGATACTCGTGGATTTTGTTGAATCCAAACCCCTCCTCCTTCGGGTCCTCGTTTGCAGCGGCATCATACGCCACGACTCCATCGGGAACCTTACGAAGATTGCCCCTGGTGGGGTGGCGCTGAAATCCGAAGTGATACGTCTTCACCTTCGGCCCAAGGGTGCTCAGCTGCTTGAGAAGGTTGACGACGACCTTTGAATATCCCGTTGTCTGATCCACGTGGGTGCTAACGAGAACGAACCTCATTTACTGTGATACTCTTTTTCCTCCGTAAATCACAAATGCAGGTGAACTCCGCACAAGACTACTTAACTCAAATGAAGCGCCAGATCATCGCAAGGTCTCTTGCGGTTGCCCCTCCACCGCAGAAGCGCCGGACCAATACTCAGTATATCGGTGTACTTGCCAACAAGTCTGATAGATATGATATTTTTGTTGGAGGCGTAGGTATCAATACAGTAGGTCCCGCTACACTTGGAAAAACCTATACATCAACCTGCTGTGTCCCGGCGAATACGTCGACTACGACATATCTGGTCTAAACCCTTCTTTGTAGATACTAATAATGCCAGGTGCACTCCTTCAGTTGGTTGCCATTGGGGCACAGAATGAACTTGTCCATGGAAGTCCCTCCATGACGCATTTTCGCGCTGTCTAT